TCTAGGTTTTCTACTAGTTTTATCTTGAACATATATTTATCAGTATTTTAACGTCGCATTTTGGAAATGTCAACTGCTTGTTCGTCACTAAAAACTGGCACTGCATTGCTTTTATGCATGGTTGCAATACCCTTAACCTTAGTACCAGTATAAACAGGGCTAGGTTTTAAGAGTGCATTACCGCCGGTATCAACACTCTTAATATGAGCGGTAGTATTTCGGCCTTCTGGTATAGTGAGACTATATGAGCCTTTGAGCGGAGCGGCTTCTAGTGCTCGCTTACGCTTTTTATCTTCGGCTTCAACTGCCCATTTTTTCTGTAGCTCTTTCCAAGATTCGTCCAATTCTCTGGCCTTCCTTGCATGTTCTGCTGAAGCAAATTTCTTCTTGCCTTTACGTTTGCCGGTGGTACTTAGCCAAGGGCCTTCTAAATGCATACTCAAAATAATCTCCAAAAGTTTTACATATAAGCTATATTGTATAGCCTAGAGTAATTTATGTCAACAGTTTTGGTTTATACTCTAAACGACTCGCCACAACCACAGCGATCTCTTTCGTTGGGGTTAATAAAATCAAACCCCTCATTGAGTCCATTGCGGACCCAGTCTATAGTCAACCCATTGAGGTAAACTAATGATTTAGCATCTACAAGTATGACAAAATCTTTTTGAGCGAAATTAGTCACACCTGCTTCTGCTTCATATTGATCCACGTATTCAATAGTGTATGCCAATCCACTACAGCCAGTAGTTCTCACACCTAACCGTATACCAACACCTTTGGCTCGGCGTTTTAAATTTTGCGTTATTTTTTTATATGCCGTGTCGGTTACGGTAATCATTTACTGCCGCCTTAATTGCATCTTCGGCAAGAATTGAACAGTGTATTTTAACCGGAGGGAGCGCAAGTTCTTCTGCAATCTCAGAATTCTTAATGCTTCCTGCTTCGTCAAGCGTTTTACCCTTGACCCATTCTGTAATAAGAGAACTGCTTGCAATTGCCGAACCGCACCCATACGTTTTAAACTTTGCATCGGTGATAATACCATCTTCCACCTTTATCTGTAGTTTCATTACGTCACCGCAGGCAGGTGCACCGACCATTCCTGTGCCAACTGTGGGATCATCTTTTTCAAATGACCCTACGTTGCGAGGGTTTTCGTAATGATCGATTACTTTATCACTGTATGCCATACAGTATTTATAGCATTACTTTGGTTCTTTACGTGCGTTCTTAACTGCGGTAACATCGTTACGAGTTTCCTTGCACAATTTGGCTAGCTCTTGTAAGTGTTTACGTACACGAGTGCCTGCGGCACCTACTTCTTTATCGTAAAACTTTTCAAAGTCACCTTCCATAGCTTCTACGATTGCTGTGAATTCTGAATATTTATTTTGGGCCATTTATTTCTCCTTTAGGCAAGTATAAAATACTTATATCTACTGTAACAGGGTAGAAAATAAATGTCTACTTAATTGGCGAAAACGTTTGGACTGCCGGAAGCAAGGGTCTCACTCCCGTCCCCAACGCGGCCTATTGCAATACCGTTAGCAAAAACATTTGGACTGCCAGCACTGAGTGGTACGCTATGTCTAGCTGAACAACCTCTACCACCATAGGCGTGATCGTTATCAACATCGCCTACTCTAACGACACCGATACCGTTGATAAGAACATTACCAGAACCGGCGGCCATAGTAGTAGAACCATCACATCCGTGATTAGTTGATACGCTGTCCCCGATTCTAGATATTGCTGGCATAAAATATTTATGCTAGTGCAATGCCAGTTGTAGACTCAATGAACTGTTTGGCAAATTGTTCGTCCGTTGCTTCTGCGACAGTCACTGTAACTTTAGAAATTTTAACTTCTTTGTCAGGGTGTACTGTAAACAAGTAAGGCATTAGTCCAGGACCCTTAGCACCCATGGCAATTACCATAGGTCTACTTAGTTTGTAGTATGTTGCTGTTTCGTCTGTTAGTTTAGCAACAAGCTCTTCGCCACTTGTTAGTTTAAGTGTAATAACTTCGCCTGTTGAAACGCCTTTGTCGATGATCATATTTTATCCTTGTAAGTGTGTTTTAAGTTCTGTAAATCCGCCAATTAATTGATCATTCAAAAAGATCTGCGGGACTGTTCGTGCCGTAGGCACTGCTTCTAGAAGTTGTTCTTTGGTGTATCCGTGCCCAATCTTCTTTTCTTCAAACTCAATGCCTTTCATTTTGAGCAAGTTTTTAGCTTGATCGCAGAAAGGACAATGATCCTTGCTCCATACTGTTGCTTTCATAGTGATGGTAATTCCTCATAATCAACGGCGTCACTCATAACTCCGATAACATAATTAGTCGATTCGTTCTCTTGTAGTGCAGTTTGTTTCTTACTAGTATCACTGTGCTTGTTGAACCAAGGAATAGGAGTATTCTTTGGTGCAGGCGATTGATACTTAACGCCAATTTGTTTTAAGGCATCTGCGGCAGTGTAATCCATAAAGTCACTTAGAATATTTGCGTTGAGTCCAATAACAGGACCTTTCTTAAACAAGTATTGAGACCACTCTTTCTCTTCACGTATTACATCTGCGTACATGGCATACACTTCTGCTTCACATTCAACCTTGGCTTGAGCAAAACGTGGATCTTCTTTGACTACTTGATTGATTAAGAAAGCTGTCCAACCTTTGTGTAATAGCTCGTCTTGTAGTATCAAGCTGATAATGTTGCCATTACCAATAAAGATCTTGTTCTCTACCATGGCCAAACTTGTGGCAAAGCTAACCATAAAGCGTAATGCTTCCAACGCATAGCTGGCATTAAGGGCCATCCAAATTGCCTTGATATGTATTGCTTCGTCTATCTTCTCGCCTGTTTCTATTAGGCAATTAATCATGTGCAGTTTATCATAGTAGGCGCCCACTGAACTGGCCATGTCAACAATTTCTTTAGTATCATGGATAGTATTAAACACATCCTTTGGTACATTATAGATGTTACGGATAATATGTGAGTATGAACGACTGTGAATGTTAGTTTCAAAGAATGTCCAATTATATACTAGTGCTTCTAATTCTGGAAGACTTATAACTGGCGTGAAGATTTGACTTGGTCCACGGCCTTGTAGGCTGTCTAGTGCTGTTTGACGCAATAGGTTACTAGTAAAGATATGTTTGACTGCTTCACTAGCATCTTTAAAGTCATTTGCATCTTTGCTTAGGCTAATTTCTTCTGGAACCCAAAAGAATCCTCTCGCAGTCTTTTCAAAGTCTGCAATTTTATTGTACTTTACTTCTTCGAAGCGTTGGATAGTAACTGGACCTGCAGGGTCTAGAAACATCTTACGGCTTAGGTAGTCTGTTTTTGTTGTTAAATTATATTGTGCGTTACTCAATTTCTTCCCCATTTAATGTTTGTCCAAAGTCTATCATACAGGTAGTATGATGTCATCCAGACACAATTTATAACGATAGTAGGAACAAGGGCCTGTGTTAGACTTTGTCCAGTTATTAATAGCATCACATAGGTAGAGCATATAACCCAAATTCTATAGATGATAGTTTTAACTAAAGTCCTTGTCCTAGTTTCCACCTTAATATTTTCCCGATGCAAGAACTATTTTACAAATATGTTCTAGTCTCTCTATATGTTCGTATGCTCTCCACGGGCTTGTGTCAATAGCAACTACTCCGTGTCCTTTGATGCCTACAATGTCGTAGGCAATATTGCCTTTGTCGTCTAATTGTAACTGCTTGTGGCATTGATCCGCAAGCTCTTGACTAATTGGCGGCACGTCACCTACGTTAGGTGCTACTCGAGTATACCGATTAAGTTCCGGAAATGCTGAACTGATTGTGCTTAGATTAATACCGGCATGCATTGCGGCAATACAGTAGGTAGGGTGAACGTGTACAACTACACGAACTTCGCCTGCGTGTTGACCCATTTCTTTTTGTAGGCCAAAGTGTAATGGAAGTTCTCCGCTAGGCTTTAAGTTTTTACTGATTTCAGTATACTCTAACTCTACACTAGCGTGATATATAGTTGGTGGTTGATTCCAGTATCCTTTCTCAATACCAATCTTCTTAAACTGATCAGGTTGTAGAGTTTGCTTACGCACACCACTCGGTGTAATGTAAAAGTGATCACGGTCGTGATGCCGAATACTTACATTGCCATCACGACTGGTAATCCAATTACGCTTATAAGCGTCTACCATTATATCACAGATCGTTTCTAGCATTGATATGTTCCCAGTTAATAATCTTCCACTGATTGTCTAAATATTTTTTCTTGTCATGTTGATAGTCTAATGCCCACGCATGTTCCCACCAGTCAATTAACAACACAATATCTTTTTTAATTTCATGATTTTTAATAGTTTTAATTTTGCCATCTTTGGCAAGGTAAACCCAACCACTACCTTGTATACTCATTGCTTCTTTGGCAAAGGCTTCTTTGAACTTGTCAAAGGTAGTAAAGTGTTCTTCTATTAATTCTAAAACTTTACCTACTGGTTTGTTTGAACCTGCAGGCTCTTGATATTGCTTAAACAAAATGTTGTGTAAAAAAACGCCTGCCTCGTTAAAGGTAGCATCGCCTTCACCTGCATTATAACGCTTTGCGTATGTTTTAGCAAGATTATTGAAATGATACTCTAATGTAACTTTTGAAATGACAGGACTCAAGTCGTCCATTCCGTACGGTAACGCATCTATTGACAATGTAGATGGCTTACCTTCCATTAGAACATTTCTTATAAAACTATAACTCATAACTTGCAACTCTCGCAGTCGTCTTCGTCATCGAAGTCAATGGCTTCTAACATCTGCGGAGCATCTTCGGCTTTCATTCTACTACCTGCCTTGTTAATTAGACTGTAATAAAATGTTTTAATTCCCCACATGTGCGCCTGCATTAAATTCTTAGCAATTAATGTAGTTGGTACTTTGCGATCTGCCCAATGAGCAGGATTGTAGAATGTATTAGTACTGATACTTTGGTCAATGTACGCTTGTAGGACTGCCGCAGTTTTTAAATAACCAACGCAGTCCTTCTGTTCCCACATTAACTGATACTTGTTCTTAAGTCTGTTATATTCCGGAACTACTTGTGTAAGTGATCCTGCTTTACTTTCTTTAGTTGCAATTAAACTCATTGGCATTTCAATACCGTTAGTTGAATTAATAACAACACTGCTGGATTCAACTGGTGCAATAGCACCGTTAGTTGCGTTACGCACACCGTACTGAATCATTTCTTTACGCAAGGGTTCCCAGTCTAATTCTGGTGCAAAGTCTGCAAGTTCGTTAACACCGTTGGCGCGAGTTTCCCAAGGAAACTGCCCTTGCCCGTATCGTGTTTGATCACTGCCCAAGCACTTGCCGCGTTCTTTGGCTAACTCCACACTCATCTCTGTTAGATAAAACGCTTGATGCTCCATCCAGCTCTTAACTTCAGCTAGTGAGTCTTTGTTGCCGTACTGTAGGCCGCGCTTGGCATGCCAGTAGGCAATATTAGTAACACCAATGCCTAGTGGACGAATTTCGTCGTTACTTAACTTAGACTGTATGGATAAGAAATCTTGATAATCCAATATGTTATTGAGACTGCGATGCAAAATGCGGCAAGCCCTACGCATGTCTTCTGGATTACGGAAGGCTCCCCAATTGATCGAGCCCAACGTGCATAAAGCGATACGGCCAGTATCATCATCCAAACGTTTAAAGGGCTTAGTAGGAAGTAATATTTCACAGCAAAGGTTACTCTGGTAAATGGTATGATACTCTGGGTCAAACGGACCCTGGTTCATTACATTGTCAATGAACACTAGATAGATACGTCCTGTATCAGTACGTTCTTTTAAAATACCTGACTTGAATACTTCTTCAGCACTCATAGTCTTTTTACGTAGACCAGATTGCTTTTCATACTTAACGTAGAGTTCTTCAAACTTTTTGATGTTTGAATAAAACGCTTCGTATAGGTCAGGCACTTCGTTAGGATCAAAGAATGTTATGTCTTCTTTGTTTTTAAATCTTCTCCAGAAGAAGGCACTAAGCACAACCCCATAATCCATATGACGGACTCGGGTTTCTTCTGTTCCTTGGTTGTTCTTAAGTACAATAAGGTCATCAAACTGATGATGCCAAATAGGATAGAATACAGTAGCACTAGCATTGCGGATACC